CCTAATCTGATAGAATACTGTTTCAGAGTTAGCAGTTGGGCTATAAAGCCTGTCTCTGTTCCCACCAACACAATCTAAGAAACTCCTATGATGCTCTTGTAGGGCAAATACAAACAACTCATATCCATAGTTGTCGGCGTGAGTTCCTACTTCTAAGCAGGTCATTGATGTGATTGTCTGGGCTATTTCATCAGTCATTGTGATAACAACTTTTTGTGCTTCTGGTCTCCACGAAAATGGGTATCTGTTCATTGCCCAGTACATTGTATCAATGGTTGGTTCTTGCCCAGCACTATCAATCATTCTGCCTGCTTCCAAAATCGCCACGAACTCATCAGCGGGAACAAAATCAGAGACCATTCTAGAGTATAGATTATGCGGTCTTATATCTTCACCCTGCCTAGCACCTACAACAACTAGTCCAAAACGAAATCTGCTCGTTATCGGGTCGTCTAAAAGAGGAGTTATGCCTAAAATCATTGACTCTATCTCGTCATCGAAGGAACCAGATATATCGATAACAAAAACCAAATCTACACCACGGGTATCAAAGCCTTCATCGACTTCTCCGTCACAATCATTATCAAGGTCATCACATCTTTCAGCAGTTGGTAAAACCTGACCATCACAAGGACCGCCAAAGTTGCCGTCAGTACAATAGCGAATGCCTGCTCGACACTCACCAACAGCTAGAGTCCCTTCAGGTCCTTCATAACAGGCAACCGCTGTAGCATTAGCAATACCCTCATCAACAGTTCCGTTGCAGTTGTTATCAACGCCATCACAGATTTCATCATCAGGTCCTACGTGACCATCACAATACAGAACGCCGTTATAACAGGTCATAACACCTGGCTTGCAGATACCAACTCCGTAGTCTATATTTTCTTGGAACCCGCAAAGTTGATGTTCTTCTGGGTAGGTTTCGTCGATCGTCATATCACAATCGTTATCAATCCCATCACAAACTTCTTCTTCTGGTCCTTTTGCTCCCTCACATTCTCCCCAGCCGTTTATTGTACAGGTTCTCGTTCCATAAGAGCATTGACCTGTTCTCTCTGGGATGTCGGCTGGATCAACGGCTGGAAAGTTCTGTCCAAACTCGTTACAGACGAGTTTATCGCCAAGAACGCATTCTAACTTTACAAGCCGATCTTCTTCGCAGGCAGAAAAAACAAAGATACTCAAAAAGAGAAGACGTTTCATTTCATAGTAGCCTGAATACATTCTTCATATGTTGAGTACAATGTCATAGACAAAGCAGTGCTGTTGAAAACTCTGAACTTCATTGTGTGAAGTGGTAGCTTATCCTTTTCATATGATGAGGTCATAATCAATGGTGGAGAAGATGGTGGCTGGTTTGGCATACTGAAAGCCAACAATAAAGAGTTTCCTGGACCACTCTGCAAGATTCCAGAAATGTAGCCATCCTTAATGACTTCTGGAATCCCTATTTGTGCGGATGATGTGTCTCCAGGAAATGTTGTCACTTCATCACTGATGTGGATAACCCACTTGCAGTTGTCGTGTTGTCCTGGAGTATAGAAAGTACTTTTCTTTGCGATTATGGTCGGATACTCAATATTCGCCATAGCATAGTAGTAGTATGAAACTGCGCCTGAAAGCGCTAGTAAAACAAGAAGTATTTCTTTTCGTTTTGAAGATACGAGGATACTGAACATAAGCTCTCCTTAGCGGAGAGGCTCTATATCAACTACCTCCCCTTTTGGTGACAAAGTGATGAAAGGCATCTTCTTTATCTCTTTAGTATGTAGATTTTTATTTGGGCTTTTTGTCTCTTTCTCCAGCCAAAACAAGATTTGAGTCTTCTCTTTGACTTCACCGACGTATGACCATTTACCTTCGATCTTTTCCCATACGACAGGGAAGTCTAGATTTGGACTAGAGAACAATAAAGCTCCGAATAGTAGAACACTAGACTTCATTTTTTATTCCTCGCAAATGAAAATCATTATTTGATTTACTGAGGATAAATAGTATCTGCGGAACATACTTACTTTATTATGAAGAAAAAAACATCACTTTACGTCAAGTTTCTGATCGTAGGGCTTCTCAGCCTTGCTAGTTGCGCAAGTGGTTGTAAAACAGTAAATGTCAATGTCTCTAATATGTGGTCTGAAAAGCCACTACCAAGAGAAGCATTTGCTCAAATAAAACACTCAGTTTTGCTTGAGGGTTGTGGAAATGATCCTAAAACAGGCGAAAGAAAGTGTCAAAAAGCCAATATGAGATATGTTTCATCTGGTTCTTTTGTCTTTCATAGTGAAGTATCTGATAACGTGTCCTATGTTATGACTGCTGGTCACTCTTGTGAAAATAAGATCCCACCTGTTCAGATCATAGAAGGTATTATGATTAAGAATAAGGGATCAACCTTCAAGGTTGTAGATCTAGAAGGTCAGCATTATAACGCAGAAGTCGTTATGACAAATAAAAGATTTGATCTCTGTCTTCTAAAAGTTTCCGATGTTTATAAGAGGTTGACAACCCTGAGACTTGCTGACAAAGAACCTGAGCGTGGTGAGATGGTGACAAACCTTGCTGCACCTCACGGTCTTTTCTGGCCTGGTTCAGTTCTTATTTTCAAGGGATATTTCTCAGGATATCATACACTTGGGTACTCAGTATACACACTGCCAACAAAACCAGGCTCAAGCGGATCAGCAATCATAAACAAAGATCATAAGATTGTCGGTTTGATATTCGCTGGCTACCCTGCTATAGAGAATGTTGGTCTTTCCTCTCCCCTCGTTGCGATTCGTGTATTCCTTAAGAAAAGCATTGCTTTAGCTGAAATGAATCTCTGGGAAAAAAGCAATAAACCTGCTTCTGGGACTCAGATCGACGAAAAGTGGATGAATAGGATGAAGCACTCTTTAGACAAAATGTTCGGAAAGTAATATTTATATTATTCTAAAACATTCTCTATGGAGTCCAAAAGATGGCTAAACTAGGAAACCAACCATCAGTACCAAATATTAACGGTACAGCATATAAGTTCAAAACCCTAAGACACGGTCGTATTAACTTATCTGGTGATTCGTCCAGTGTTCCAATCAATATTCCGACAACTGGAAGATTAATTCATCAAGCAACTGATTATGCTCATGATGAAATATTCTTGTGGGCTTCAAATCACAGCAACACTTCAAACCACACTCTGACTGTCGAGATAGGTGGTGATGGATCCTTCACAGACGTTAACCTAACTTTCAAGATTATCCTAACAAAAGAAACAGGACTTACTCAAATATATCCAGGTATCCCTCATAACGGTAACACTACAGTCTATGCGAAAGCAAGTTCCGACAACGTTATTAACATCTACGGATATGTCGATAGACACTATCGCTTAGATCTAACCGACAAATCGCTTGGTTATGATGGTGGTAGTGGTGAGGCAATCGTGTAAATGAAGAAAGCTAGAGGCTTAGGGCACGTATCTGCGCATCACGCCTTTCAACAAGCAGTCGTTGATTTTTTAGATAGCAGTGATGCAACTGGTTCTATTGTTTCTGCTGCTTTTGAAAAAAGGTTAGATATTTTAGAAGATTCGAATACTGGACTAACAACAACAGTCTCAGACCTAAGTGCATCTATTTCTGGGAACGTAGCTAATATATTGGTACTGAGCGGAAGCATATCTAACAATGTTTCCGAGATTATCAGTCTTAGTTCTTCTGTATCCTCTAGCGTAACTTCGTTGAGTTCTAGTATTTTTTATGTTTCCAGCAATGTCGCAACCATAAGCTCAAGTCACCATTCGCTAAGTTCCAGCTTTGCCGCCCTAAGTTCAAGCTATACATCACTCAGTCAAAGCTTCGCACTACTAAGTGCTAGTATAGCTGAAGGTGGTGGTCTAGTTGTTGATATTGACGACGACGCTGAACTACTATTTGACGGCGACACTCTAATGACCAATGCTGATGTTTATATATCAGGGTCTGGGAACAACTTATATCTACACGGAACCAATACACAAGGTGCTCCAGCCAAGTTCGAGTTCTCAATCAAAAACGGGCAAACATACATTGCAGAAGTGCCACACTCAGATTTCGGGGATTCAGTCGATGATCCTTGGTTCAGATTTGATGGTGAAACCTTACTAACACACGCTGATATTTATGTCTCAGGGGCTAACAACTATCTGTATATGAACGGCACTGATGAGAACGGTGATTACGGAATATTCTATTTTGATATCATCAACGGACAGGTTCATATTAAACAAACAGGCTCTGTTTAAGACATAGAAGATTTTTACTAACTATTTATTATTGTGCAAGTGCACTTTTTGGAGGATATAATAATGGCTAGTCCACGACTCAGAAGAAAAAGAAGAGCAGCTAGAAGGGCTGCTAAAGGTTTGGCTCCTGCTCAAGAACAACAAGTAGTTGAAGCTCCAGTAGTAATAGAAGAAGCTCCCGCAGCAACTGAAGAAGCTTGTCTGAACGAAGTCTGCGAAGATGAAGCTTGTGAAACACACGAAGCTGAGAAAAAGACTGCTAAAAAGAAACGTTCTTACAAGAAGAAGTCAAGTGCTAAGAAAGATAACTAAGTCTATCATATTAAAAGAGGCTCTAAAAGTAGACCCAACTGCTTCGATTCAAGCCCTTTATGATATTGTGACTTCTATTAGAACCACAAACAAGAGGGATTCAAACAGAATCTCTGTGGCTAAAGAGCACCTAAGATCAATCAAAAGCCACATGAGATCTTTGAACGAGCGTGTCAACTCTCTAGAAGAACAACTAAGACTTTTAAACGAGGAAAAATAAGATGGGCGGCGTTGCTGGTCACATGGATCATCTCTATGATAATAGAGAATTAACTTTTGGTGAAATGAAGGAGATTATCCGTGCGGCTGCTAATGCCGAACTCTCTACCGAAGAAAAGGTAGATGGTCAGAACTTATTTCTTTCTTATTCTGTTCCCGAAGGTAAGGCAAAAGGCGCTCGTAATAAAGGCAATCTAAAGTCTGGTGGTTTGGATGCTGTTGGATTGGCAAAGAAGTTTGCTGGTAGAGGTGGTCTAGAGAAAGCCTTTGTCAATGGTTTTGATGCTTTTGAAAAAGCAGTTGAATCGCTTTCTGATAGAGAAAAGATCAGAGCCTTCGGACCAGACGCTAATATTTGGTACAATGCCGAGATAATGGACCCAGGCACTACTGGTGATCCAGATGATCCAGGATCAGTAAATGTTATCAAATATGATGATAAGACTTTGAAAATCCACGGTGTTGGTCATTTTGCTTTTGACAAAGAGACGGGCGAAAAGAATCCAATACCAGATGGTGCCCTAGAAGTAATTGATGACGCCCTTGAAAGAATGCAAAGACAGCTTTCGAAATCTGAAAGCAAATACAAGCTCGCTAGAAAAGCTATAATCAATCTTCAGAGACTTGAAGATGAAGAGGTACTTTCACGCTCAATAGCTGCCCTAAACAGGCAGATGGCGGACAACAACCTAAATGACGAATCCACGATGGAAGACTATATGTTTACTAGGCTTCTAAATGGAATGGACACAGAACTTCCAGAGAACATCAGAAGAGAAATCGTCCGCTATTTGATGAAGCTCCCAGGTAACATCGGTCTGAGGGCAATCAAAAAAGGATTATCCAAAGAAGATCTAGCAGACCTGAACAATGTTATTGCTTCAAAGAAGTCATTACTCCTACAAGCAATCGAACCTCTTGAGAATATTGTTCACGACTTTGCTGTAGAACTCCTAAAAGGTCTTGACAGTGTATTCATCGCTGATACAAGCGCTGAAGTTATGCGACTCAAGGAAGAGTTGGCAAATGCTGTGAGAGAAATCACAGCCAGAGGTGCAGAAGATCCTGCTGCTATGGAAGTAATGCAAAGGCACCTAAACAAAATAAAAGACTTCTCTCAGATAACAACTCCTGTTGAGGCTGTTGTCTTTGACTACAACGGTCACACATATAAGTTTTCAGGTAACTTTGCTCCATTGAATCAGATCCTTGGGATGTTTAAGTATGGAATGGGTACGAAGCCTATGACAAATGAGAGCGTTCAGCCTCGTAAGAATATATTAACTGAGGATGAAGCTAACATTAAGGCTGATCGAGCTAAAAAGTTTGTTCTCTCGCTCCCTAAGTTTATTCCAACAGAAAACTGGGGTAAGCCTGATTCTATGGAGAGGAAGCAGGTTCAAAAGATATTCTCAACTATTTCAGGTGGAGCAAGTATTGAAGAGAGACTAAAAGATCTTATGAGGAGAGCATCTTCTGAATCTAAGATGACATCTCCACGGCGTATTATTAGCACTCTTATTATGCTAGAGTCCTTGAGTGCTGTTATTCACAGCTTCTCTTCTTCTGCCGCAGGATTTGTATTTGAGGGGTTCCTTGCCGCAATGCTTAGCGGTAAACAAGAATCAGACCCAATAACAGCAAAAGGAAATCTTCCGATTCAGGATTTGATTGCTTTTACAGATCTTGGCGAAGAGTATGAAGTACCTGTCAGTTTGAAACTTCTCAGGGAAAAAGGTGACATCCACGGCAGTTACACAAACCTTATCGATGCCCTAAATGAATATGAAAATGGTATGTTGTATATCGTCGCTAGGAAGCTTGGCGATGAGATATCCATAGAAAAGTTTATGTTCACAAGGGATAATATATTCGGATTGCTGTCAGCAGGAAAACAAGATAAAACTTCTAATGCTATTCTTGGGATTGGTGATGAGCCATATACCAGCACTTTAGAAGAACTAAAAAAGGCAAACAGTTGGGAAGAACAGTACCGAGTGTATCAGCGCACAAATGGATATAACGCAAAACAAAGAGAAACAGACCTTGATAAGGCTCGCAAAGAAAAAGAACTAAACGACAAAGAAAGAGGTATTGTTTCTGCTCAAGATGATGACCAACAAGTCAGAAAAGAGAACCTAAGAACAATTACCATCGAAGAAAATCGAGAGTTGATGAATGAGTATTTGATCAACGAAGGAAAGACAGGCGGAAAGCAATGGTCTGTAACTTATAGTCGTTTACCAAAAACCAAAGACATTTCTCAGTGGGGTAAGCTTGGATACCTACCTGTATCTCCTGAAACAATCGTAAAAATAGCTACACAACATATGGACCAGCTAAGCAAGTCCGTTGAAGATATCTTTGATGCTACCAAAAAACTGTCTGAAAACATTGATAACTATTTCACTTACGGTGATCGAAGCCAGGCTATCAACGCTGGTACAGAAGCCATCAAAGACTCTGAGGTTATCGGCAGAGAAATGACACAACAGGTAGCTGATGCTTCCACACAACAAGAGTCCCTAGATCATAACAAGATCATCACCGAAGCAGAAGGTAGAAGAGTTGCTCTTTTCCCAGGGAAGTTCAAACCACCTCACAGAGGTCACTTTGATTATGTAAATCAGATTGCTAAGCGTCCTGATGTTGATGAAGTTATTATTCTTATTTCTCCCGTCGATTACCCAGAAGTCAGCAATCAACAGTCTCTCAAAATCTGGGAAACCTATCTTCAGAATGGTGAGCCAAACATCACTGCAAAGATTGCAGACTACAGAAGCCCCGTACAAGCCGTCTATGAGTTTGTAGCTGATCCTGAATCTGCTAAAGAAGGCGACACAGTTCTTCTAGTGAAGAGCAGTAAGGATGTTGGCGACACTCGCTTCAACAGAGCACAACAATATGCTGACAAGCACAACCCAGGTGTAACAGTTGATGACATCGTTGAAGACCCAGTTCAGTCAGAAGGCGGTATTGTTTACAGTGCTCGTGATATGAGAAAAGCTATTAACGATGGTGACAGAGAAACTTTCTTATCTTATGTTCCGCCAAGTGCAGATGCTGATGCTCTCTGGAATACTTTGACAAAAAAGGAAGAGAGTTTGGACAACTTAATTGATGATGCTATTGAAGAGATGAGCACGATGGCTGGTGGTGCTGTTGGCGGATACTCGCTTCCACTGGGTGCAAAGCCTGTCTATCCCAAGGGAAAGAAAAGAAAAAGCAACAAACCTAAAGTAAATCGTGGAAAACGTCAAAGACGGAGATAATTATAAGACTATGACTATTCTTGACCGTAAAACCATTATCGCTGAACAACTCATCAGAGAGTATGTTCGTGAGCGCCTACAAACTAGAATTACTGAGATAGCTAAGAACGAAGCCAAGCTCAGAGCTTCCATCCGTCAAATCCTTATCTCTGAAGCTGAGACAGGAACTGAAGAGCCAAGCACCTACACTGGTATCAACGTTCTAGCTGATTTGCTGAAGAACATCATTCCAACTATTCAAGATGACTATATGATGCTCACAACTTCAAAGGAACAAAGAGATTCCTTTAGAAACCATCTTGTACACGCTGTCAAGAACTCTCTAAGACCCATCGAGGTAACTGCTCAAGCTGAAGAGGTGGGTGAAAATATTGTGTTTGAAATCGATGCTGACGTGTTGACAGAGAAAGTCACTATTGATATGGATGTTGATGAGCTAAATGTTGATGCTCCTGAATCAGCAGATGAGTTTATTGATATTGAGAAAGAAGAAGACAAAGACGATTTCGTATCAATAGAAGATCAGAATGAAACAGGTCGTAACTTTGCGGCAGAAACATTCAAAAGAGTAGAGAAACAAGTTGTAGATGCTTATGATATGCTAGCAGACGACCAAGATAGAGATATGTTCTATGATTATTTGGTCACCAACTTGCTCTTGTACTTCGATAAGTTCGAAGCAGATTTGGCTACAACACTTCCAGATGTAACAACTCCAGAGTACGAAGAAGAAAAAGATTCAGTACAAGCAGTTGATAACGAAGAAGAAACTCCAGATCTCGGTCTAGACTTGTAAAAAAATCCATTTTTACCCTTTACGCCTCTTGCTCTCCCTGTATAATGGCTTAACAGCTTTAACAGCTAATAAAAAACCTTTTTCTTACTTTTATTACTTTTTCTTAGCTTTTCTAGCACTTAACAGCTATTAACAGCTTTTATGATAATAGTTATGAATAAATTGACAAGTGTTACGTGTTGTTATATAGTATAACCAATGGGGGTAAACGGTATCGATTGATGGGGAAGTAAAAACGGTGCAAGGGTGAGGGAAGCGTGGCTCACTAAAAACGCTTATCTAATAATCGCTAACGACGATTTTCAACTAGCACAAGCAGCTTAATAACCTGGCTTGACTTGAGGCGACGGCAGCCAAAAAACAGAAAGCCGTATTTGATTTTCTAAGAGCTTTTGATTATTTTCGCCGTAAACAAAATGATCTAGTCAAGTGGGCTGTCTGACGATAAAAACAGACCTAACCTTGTGAACGACCCTTTTATGAAACTAGGCAAGACGGGAGTTCGATTCTCCCTACCTCCACCAGCCGCCTTCGGGCGGCTTTTTTATTACTTTAAGTAACGCCTCAGAACTAGTTATTTAAACATACCAAATTGGTGAAAGTATGAAGAAAACTATTATCTTAGATACTAATGTATACCTTACAGAAGTTAGTTCTATTTTATCGTTCGGCAAGAACAATATCGCAATCCCAACCATAGTGTTAGATGAGATTGACAAGCATAAACACAGGCAAGATACAGCCGGCTTGAACGCTAGAGCGATGAACCGCATTCTAGATGCACTCAGAACTAAAGGCAGTTTGATGGGTGGTGTTCCACTTGGTCGAGGAAAGGGCAAAGTGTTTGCTGCCCATTTCGACGAAGAGTTTATGCCACCAGGAATGAAAACTGATGACTCAGACAATAAGATCATTGCAATAGCTCTCAGACTAATCAAAAAGGGTCACGACGTAGAGGTCGTCTCAAGAGATCTTAATATGAGAGTGAAATGTGATGCTCACGGCATTGCTTGCAATGACTATCAGCCTCAAAAGGTCATCAAATCAGTAGACAGCCTTTTCGAAGGAACACAAGAACTAGAAGTAGACTTTAGTGTTATTGACCGCTTTTACAGTGGTGAGCCGTTTTGTTTGGAAGAACAGAAAGTAAAACTTTACCCAAACCAGTTCCTACTTTTGAAGAATGAAGCAACAAACAAATCAGCCATCTGTAGGTTCACTGATTACAATACTCCCTTGAAGAAGGTGAACAAATACAAACACATATGGGGATTATCAGCAAGAAATAAAGAACAACAATATGCTATGGATCTTTTGTTTGATAGGGATATACATATGATGTCCTTGACTGGTCCTGCTGGAACTGGTAAAACATTGTTGGCTACTGCTTGCGCTTTGGAGCAGGTTATAAACACAACATCAGCTAGCGGTGGGTATGATAAGCTGATTATTACTCGACCAGTCCAGCCAATGGGTAGAGATATTGGATTCTTGCCAGGAACCTTAGAAGAGAAGATGCTTCCCTGGATTGCTCCAATACGTGATAACCTTGAGCACTTGTTCGGAGACCGTACAGCTTTGGATATGCAAGTTGAACAAGGGACTATTGAGATTGAAGCTATGACCTATATTCGTGGTAGATCAATAGCTAATGCTTTTATGATTGTCGATGAAGCACAGAACTTAACAGCGCACGAATTAAAGACTATAATAACAAGAGTGGGGCACGGATCTAAACTAGTTCTTACTGGCGACATCCAACAGATTGACAACTCTTATGTTGATTCTGTATCTAATGGTCTCACACACGCTGTAGAAAAGTTCAAGGAGTATGGCATAGCTGGTCACGTTACTCTAACCAAGGGTGAAAGATCAGAACTAGCAACTCTAGCATCGGAGATTTTGTGAGAGAATACATCGAAGAAAAGATCAAAAATACAACCCGACACTTCAAGTTTGGAGACATAGCGGTTTATCAGGATACTGAGAATAACTCGACTGACTACTCTCCAATCTTCAAGACTCTTGAAAAGTCTTTTCCTTCCCATTTTTTTAGGGACCTAAAAGGAGTTGAGATTGCTCACAGGAAAGAGTTTGATGATCGAAATATTTCGGCTCTTTATAAAGATGACTGGCTTTATTTGTCGGACCAACAAGACGGTCTAGAAGATTTGCTTGATGACTTGGTTCACGAAATGGCTCACCATATAGAAACAACCAATAGCGACTTGATCTATTCCGACGGAGATATTAAAAAAGAGTTTCTATCAAAAAGAAAGCGCTTAGAGAGTGAACTCAAAGCAGAAGGTTACTGGACTGATGAGTATAACTTTTCTGATGTTCAGTACAACAGAGAAATGGACAACTTCCTTTATAATCGAGTTGGACCAAATATGCTCAGGATGGCAACTGCTAATGATTTTGTCAGACCATACGGCTCAGTATCTTTGAGGGAATATTTTGCTACTGGCTTTGAAGCATATTATTTAGGAAAAAAAGACTTGCTTTTTAAGCTGTGTCCTGTATTATATAACAAGATCGACGAACTTCACAACTTGTAGTTGGAAAGAAGGTTACATTGGCTGGAAAACACATTTCCTATTCGGAGTGGAAGAACTGGCATATCTGCCCTTACTACCACAAACTAACTTACATTGATAAAGTTACTCAGTTCGAGGGCAATATTTTCACTGCTTTCGGAAAAGCAATTCACACTGTTTGTGAATATACTTTGACTTCTCCCGAAAAGTACAGAGAGCCTGGTAAGATTGAGGCGTTAGTTAAGGAGCAGTTTATTGCTGAACTCAACGCCCTGCCCGATGATGCCCAAAACGATGCAAAAACAAACTTCAAGCTCAAAGAGTGGCTTGTAAATGGGATTGAAATCATTCCTGACCTTTACCGCTGTCTTGCAGATAAGTACGGAAAGTTAGGCAAGGATTGGGAAGTCCTCGCAGCAGAAGAACAACTGTACGAGCCCATCACAGAATTCACGGAAGCAGAAAAGAAGTTCAAAGGATTCATCGATCTTGTTGTGTATTCTCACAAAGACAAGAAAGTTCATCTGATTGATTGGAAAACTTGCTCGTGGGGATGGAAACCACAAAAGAAGAGTGATAAAATCTTAGCCTATCAGCTAGTTTTCTATAAACACTTCTATGCTCAGAAGTATGAAGTTGAGCCAAAAGACATTGACTGTCACTTCGTTTTGTTGAAGAGGACTGCAAAAGCCGGCAAGAAAGCAGAGTTCGTTAGAGTGACGGCAGCAAAGAAAAGAACATCAGATGCCCTTAACGCTCTGACCAAAGCATTGCATAATATCAACAAAGAAAACTACGTCAAGAACCGAAATGCTTGCGTAGACTGCAAAGACCGCTTCGGCACCTGTGAGTTTTATAGGACGGAGTATTGCAAATAGGGGAGAAAATGTCTAATAAAATCAAAGTACTAACAATAAGCGACCACCCGCTCCTGTCCTCTGGGGTGGGATTACAAACAAAATATATGATTGAAGCCATAGTAGACAGTGGCAAGTTTGAGGTGTTCTCTATCGGTGGAGCGATTAAACATCCAAACTATAACACGATGAAGGTCACTGATGACTGGCGAATAATGCCAGTAGATGGCTACGGTGATAAACAGAAGATTCTTGCAGTTATCTCGCAATATAAGCCAGATATGCTCTGGTTTATGACGGATCCAAGATATTATGAATGGTTATGGATGTTTGAGGACGATATCCGACCAAACATTCCTATGATCTACTATCACGTCTGGGATAACTATCCATATCCTCAGTATAATAAGAAACTGTATGATTCGAATGATGTCATTGCTACAATCTCAAAAGTAACAAGCGACATTGTTCAGAATGTTTCGCCTGATGTTCACGAAGTTTATGTTCCACACGCCGTGCCAATGAATATCTTTGGCAAGGTCAGTGGCTCAGATAAACAAAAGCTATTAAACAATAATCCAATGCTCAAAGATAAGTTCATCTTCTTTTGGAACAATAGGAACGCCAGAAGGAAGCAATCAGGAAGCTTGATTCATTGGTTCTCAGAGTTTATCAAACAAGATCACATTGACAGCACGAAAGTCTGCCTCTTGATGCACACTGATACGAGCGATAAACACGGTCAGCCCCTTGAGTATCTCGCAGAGACTTTCGGAATGACAAATGGTGAGATCGTTTTCTCAAAAAATAAGCTTCCCGCTGAAGAGTTGGCGAACCTTTACAACTTAGCTGATTGCACAATCAACATTTCAGATGCAGAAGGTTTTGGACTCGCAACTCTTGAGTCACTATCAACGGAGACTCCAATCATTGTAACGATGACTGGCGGCTTGCAGGAGCAGGTGACAGATGGAGAGAACTGGTTCGGTATTGGTATTGAACCTTCTTCAAGAGCCCTTATCGGTTCGCAGCAAGTTCCCTACATCTATGAAGATCGAATCTCAAAGGAAGATTTCATCGATGCTCTTAACAAGATCTACGCAATGCCAAAAGAAGAGCTTGCAGAGCTAGGCAGAAAAGGTCGTGAACACGTTCTCAAGAACTACAACTTTGAGGACTACCAATCCACTTGGGTAAATCTGCTTGAAGAGATTCACCAAAAGTACGGATCGTGGGAAGAACGTAAAGAATATCAAGCTTGGAAAATGGTGCAATTATGACGGCAAAAAAGAAAATACTTATAATGGGTCCTGTCTGTAACATTAGCGGCTATGCAGAGCACGCAAGAATGTTTGCAGATGCCTTCCTAGAAGATGATAACTTCGAAACCTATATCATAGATCTTCAGTGGGCTAATGCAACTCGCAGCAGAGTCTACGAGAAGAAGTATGAAGAGTGTCTACAAAGGTCTCAGGTTTATCTGCGTTACCTGCACTCAACAAATACTGCAATGGGTGACGGCTTTGACTGTTGTTATCAGGTTCGCCCTCCAAACGAGTTCGAAAAGGTTACCAACTATGATATCGGGGTGACTGCTGCATTGGAAACAACTGCTGCTCCTGTTGAGTGGATCGACAAGTGCAACTCTATGCAGCAGATTCTAGTGGTTTCTGAGCACGCTAAGAAGAATCTCGAAAATACTGTGGGTGCCAACGGTGAAAAGATCACAACCCCTGTGAGTGTTATTCCGTTTTACAACAGTTTGCCAGCTATTGAAGACAGAGAAAAATTTGTCGGCTACGAGGAGCTAACAACCGATACAAACTTCTTGTGTGTTTCTCAAATCGCTCCAAGAAAAAATCTGTACGAGATGCTGTCAAACTTTGTCTTAGAGTTCAAAGATGATCCCAATGTTGGTCTAGTTCTAAAAAGCCATATTCAAAACAACAGTAACATTGACCGTAACGAAGCGATGATGAATATCAAAGGGTTCTTGAACTCTGTGACAAAAGATAGAAAGTGTAAAGTATATCTATTACACGGTAATATGTCTGAGGCAGAGATAGCTTCTCTTTATGACAAAGAGGTTATCAACGGCTACATCTCTACGACTCACGGCGAAGGATTTGGTATTCCAATCTTCAATGCGGTCTGTTCTGATATTCCTGTCATTGCAACTGCCTGGTCTGGTCATCTAGACTTTTTATCTGCTCCCGTCGAAAATGAAGTAAGTAAAAAGGTAAAAACAAAGAATCTATTTTTGAAAGTTCCATACCTTATCGATAAGGTCAAAGAGTATCATATTATGCCTGGTCTCATCAACAAGGACGCAAAATGGGCATATCCAGATATGAAGTCTTTCCGTAAGAGCCTAAGGACCTTGGTAAGTTCAAGAAGGGTTTACACAAATGATGCAGAGATCCTAGGCAAACACATCAGATCAACGTTCACAAGGGAATCAACTTTTCAAAAGATAAAAGATTCTGCCCTTAGTGTCGGGAGTGACTCAAGTGTTACTACAGAAGATCTAGAAAAACAAACTATGCAAGCTATTCAACATACGACCGTTATGATGAATATAGGAAGCCACATTGGTGAGATGTCGGAGAACAATAAATGACTACCTTAGATTTAGGAATCGTTCAGATCAGCAGTGCCAACACTAAAAGAAAAGATGTCCTCCTAAATAAGATCATCCCAACCTGTGTGGAAATCTCTGGAGGAAACTATACTTTAGTATCGAGCCACGATGAAGAGATGAAAAGTCTAGTAGGTGAGCTAGGGGGAACCTTTTCTGAGTATACTGCTTGGGAAAGAGATATGTCACGAAAATGGCGTCAGGGAATCGCAACCAGGAATGAGGAATGGATTGCTCTCTTGGCAGATGATATCCTGCCCCAAGATAACTGGTTGCCAGAGATGACAACATTCCTACAAGACAAAGAGCCAGGTCAGTATGGTTTTAGACTGGTAGATGAAGAAGGTAAAAGGCACGAGCACGGTGAAGACTGGATGCAGTTCCCAGATCCTATCAGAGGCTTGCCCCATAGAGGTCTTGAATATGACGTAGATACAGGGGAAGTAGAACAATCAAACACAGCATATGTGGGAATATGTGTTGTTCATAGGGAGGTTTTAGAAAAGATTGAACCATTTGGTTTATTCCAACTTTGCCCAGATGTTATGTGGAGTATGGCTATTCGGGATTGTGGTTTCCCTATCTCGTTCAATCCAAAAGCTACAGCATTTCATCTCGGCAATCGCAAAGACAATAGATAAAACTAAACATTATTTTGATATTTGAATATAATAAAAACATAAAGAGGAGAAAGTAAATGAAATTATCACAACAAGCAGTAGGCGCTCTCTTGATGACACTTCAAAAGTGCCTAGCAGAACAAGTAGATATTACAGAACTATTGGCTGACTGGGACCTTAGTGTAGAGAATGATCTAGTTTACGTTTTGAACGCCCCAACTGTGTCTGCTAATGCGGAACAAGAAGTAACAAAGAATAAGTTCGAAGTAGAATAAATGCCTCTTTATCACTATATCTGCGGTGAGTGCGAAAAAGAATTTGAACTTCGCCACAGTTATGGTGAAAAAGGTATTGTCTGTTTATATTGCGGATCAGACTCCATACAAAGACATCTTGGGAACAAGATAAATATTTCTGTAAAGTCATCCAACTCTACAGCTAAAAATAAGGTTGGATACGAAGTGAATAAGGCAATCGATGAGGGCAGGCAAGAACTAGAGAAAACCAAGAAAGCTTTATCAAAAGAGAGAAAGAAGGATGGATAATGTGCTGATCACGTCGCTTTTGATAGTTTCAGGTTTGCTGAATGTTGCCCTTATCTGGTATTGTCGGAACCTAATAAAGTTTATAAGATTAACAACAGAGGATATGACAAGCCTCTACGAATCAGTTGATTCATTCAAAGAGCATCTAACAAGAGTATATGGGCTGGAAACCTTTTATGGTGATCAGACTCTGAAATCTCTTCTTGATCACACAAAACAACTGAGCGGTGATGTTGGTGACTTTATAGAAATAAATCAGAATCTAATATATGGAGAAGATGATGCCTAAGCGATCGTCCAAAAAGAATCACTATTTTACAAAGGAGACGGAGCAAGCAATCATCGATTACTGTGCGACTGATAATCTCAATATCAGAACCCAGTTGTACATCGAACATATCCAGCCAGCTTTCAATGAGTTAGTCACAAAGATTGTTTACACTTATAAGTTTACGTCCCTTGAAAATATTGATGTCCTAAAGGAAGATTGCAAAGTTTGGCTCACAACCATCCTAGGGAAGTTTGACCCATCACAGGGTACCAAAGCTTTCTCATACTTCTCAGTGGTAACCAAAAACTGGTTTACCCACAAAGCAAAGCAACAAACAAAGAAGAACCGCCGAGAGATCGAATACGACTCAATGATCCGTGAGATCGAAGCGGTTTCCTCTGATGATAACGAAGACCTTTTCGACGAACAAGAAGAGCGTGAGTTCTGGACGTTTTTGCTGGTAGAAATAAAAAGCTGGGAAAACCCAAACCTCAAGCCAAATGAGCAAAAAGTTCTAGACGCTATCCTGACTCTTATGAACAATGTAGATCAGATTGAGATCTTCAACAAGAAAGCCATCTACTTGTATATGAGAGAGATCACAGGGTTGAACACCAAGCAGATCGTTAGCTGTCTCAACAAAATGAGAGAAAAATACAGAACCTTCAAGAGTAAGTGGAATGAGGGAGAAATAAAGTAACCTCCTACTTACTGTATGAAAAAGAATCTAGAATCTCTCATCGAGCAAGCACTTGATAACATAAACAAAGATAGACAAGTCACAGAAGACTTGCTAGCCAACTTACAAGAACATATGTCAGTATCCCAGGATCGCTACTCTGATAGTGGTCCCGTTGCTGCTAAATTCGTTGAGACATTGCAGAGAAGTAATGAGCAGTTAGTCAAGCTAGCTACTCTGGTCTACAAAAAGGAAACAGTATCTAAGCAAGAAGGTTTGAGCGAAGAAGACAAGAACCAGTTGTTTGATCTCCTAAACAAGGAGTAGAATATGTCAATAATATTCGACAAGACAAGTGATAGTACTGAACCTGTAGAATTAAGAGGTAACCATTACTCTCTTGGTAGAGACGATGGTCAGTCTCTTATGAGCAGAATGTCCACGGCGTTTCTCCGACAAACGGGCAAATATGAAAATAATACTGGACCAACTGCACAGATCTTAAAACACCTTCCACTAACACCAGGTTGGTGGGACAAAACAAGATTTTCTGGAGAATATAAAGAGGGTGAAGTCGGCGTTTATATGTGCCGAATGATCAGTGATCATAGAACATTTTGTTATCCTGATGTGAAGAATGCAGAAGATAATATTATGGATCTTGACTTTCCAAAGTTTGTACTCTTGGGAGCAGACCAGACTCTTAATCCTGGTGCTGTCGTAAGAATAAGAATCGATAACAATGCCACTCTACATACTTCAGATATTGCTGGAACCATAGAGAAGGTAATCGATCCAGATGCTACTCTTGATCAGTTTTCTCAGAACTGTTCTGTTGAAATACCAAAACAGGGGGGAACTGAGAGAACAACTTTAGGAGAGTGTTCTATATCTGTTGGCAGTGACGGAAGAAGAATAAAGATTTCTGATAAAGAAGTTCCAAACCCTCCAAAGGGAGTCTGGCCTAAGAGTCCAATAACAGGAAAAAGAGCACCTGACACGATTCAAGATCCTGTCGCTAGGCTCGCACAAATAGGAACAATAAACTCAGGATTCCCAACAAGAAATAACTCAAGCGATGCTCACAAGGGCATAGACCTCAGAACTTTTAAAAATGGTCAACCTGGGAGTGTTCCAGTTAAGGCAGCTTTAGATGGGGAAGTGTGGACAGGGGTTATAAATGGATATGGCAATGTTGTTGTGATTAAACATACCGCTTACATTGCCCCAACGTTGGGCAGTGTTTTTTATACTCTTTATGCACACTTGGCAAGCTTTTCTGTACCTAACGGAAAATCAGTAAAGAGAGGAAGTCAGATAGGTCTATCAGGAAACACTGTTGGTCCAGGAAGAAGAGAGTCTGTTCCTTTTCATTTGCACTTTGAAGTCATATATGAGAATAATAAAAACTGGAAAACTGTTAATGATGTCATAACTGGCGGGGCAGTTGACCCAGTGGAAGATTTCTTTTACAAGAAGTTTGAGAAAAAATAATGCCTAGAAAGCCTACTATTCTAAAGCAAAACTTATCAAAGAATAAGCAGAGACAACTCAGGGAAAACCCTGGTACAGTAGACAAATTAAAGTCTGGTCACGGCAACACTCCTATGGTAGAGGCTAAGCCAAGACTAAACACAGCAAAGAATGAGACAGTCTTATCTGGCGAAACGAATGCTTTCATTACTTTCGGAAAGGATAAACCAGGAGGTAAGAATACTGGCTGGGGAGCCGATGGCAAAAAGTCTGGCGCTGCAAGGATTGATCTGGTTGCTGGTCTAAGCGGTGTAACCGCAAAAGAAACAGACGAAAACAATAATGAAGTTGCAACTGATCCAAATACAAACTTAGATGCAGCAAGAATCTACATCACTCAGCAAGCAAAAGACATTGACTCAGAAGAGTATTTCAATCTAGCTGATGGCAAAGTCGGAAAAGTAATAAATGAATCTGCTATTGTTGTCAAGGCAGACTCGGTTCGACTTGTTGGTCGAAAAGGAATCAAGATTGTAACAGGCTCCGACAAGTATTCAGGTGGTTCTGGATTTTGGGTAGGTGATGATATGCCTGGTATTGACTTGATAGCAGGAAACAATGACAAAGACTTACAGCCTATGGTCAAGGGTAACGACCTCCAGAAAGCTTTGTTAGAGATGCACGAAATGCACAAGGAGTTGTTTGAGTTTATAATCTTTATATTCAAACTACAAATGAGGCACTTGTCCATAACATTGCCAAATCCATATATGGCATCATCAGTTCCAGAACTAATAAGGATACTTGGAACAGATGGTATTAAACTAGTTGGTCAAGTTGCTGCTCACTCTTTTAACTCTGCTCTATTTAAATACAATATCGGAGCACCAACTGATGAGCCATCGATAAAACTTGCTAGAGCCTTTATACAGCCAGCTTTCGACTTTAGAAGTAAGTACAACAACGTGAACTAGACATATGAGTATAAACAGACAACAAAAAAACATTATCAATCCTTACGTTTCGGAAGATATCGAATACGACTTTGTTTCAAGTAAGAGAAACTTGTTTGTTATAAGTTCTATTCACGAGTACTACCTCTCCTCTTTCAACTTTCTTCCGCAAAATAAGGTCCTAAACCTTTCAGTCCAAGAGCTTCAAGCTTTGGGGATAGAAAAAAACACCCCAAACCTAACTGTAACAGCCCAGGATCTAAGAGCCTATTCATTTTTATACCCACAGAACTGCAACTTAATCGAGACCGAGGATGCGGTATCTCTAGAGTTAATAGGTGATGAGATTGCAAATGATAAACTGAAGCAGTTAGTTTCGAAGTTGGACGAAAAGGACCAACTGAATCAATACACTACTAACTCATCTCCAACTGCAATACTTCCAGAGAATATAAACAGTACGTCTATACAGACTGCTCACACAAAGCTTATTGCTATTTTGCCTTTCCATTCGTCAGAGTACAGAAAACTCATCTATAAGTCTATAGGTGTTGAACAGATTCCTTCGCTTGATGACTATCAGAGTGTTGAGAAGTTGTCTTTGTCAGTGGTGGCGTCTTCATATGTCAATAATGATGAGAATGTTGACATATATGACTGGCGAGCAAACTGTGAACCAGGGACGGAAACAAACAAAATATACTATAACAGCGTAGATGACAAGTTCTACTACACAGAAAGAACAGACTTGGCATCAAGTCAATTGTTTGATCAGGGATACTGGACTCAGCAAGGTCGTGAAAATGCTGGTCAAGAGATGATAGCTGCTATAACAAACGGTGTTAGTGAAATATTGAAATACACTGGTCGCTTTTCTCAAGCAAACTTGAGTAGGATCTTGTCACTAGGGATCGGCGAACCAGCGGAAGAAGGTAAAATAAACTTCTTATCCCATCTAGATGTTAGACCAGGTTCAAGGTGGATATATGCTGTCCGTATCCCAAGGAGCGCAGTAGAAGATGTACCAGAGAACAATGATGTCTTTGTTTCTTATGATGAGTTTGAACTAACTCCCCTCGAAAGAGCAAGGGTTTTATTAGACCCAGAAAAGAACAAGTCCTCTATAAAAAGCGTGATAAAAGCAGAGAATCTAGTAATACATCTCCCAAGAGTAACGAGAACATTTTCGATTTATGCAAAGCAGTTAGATGAAGAGGGTATAGCCCCAGAAGACCTACAAGGCATTGATTTAGATAGAGAAGTCGGTATCCTAGACGGGTTTTTGGATGACTTGGCTCTTGCTTGTGTTTATAACAAGGTCCGCCTTGACGATGAGGATATTATAGAGTTTTCTTTCACCAACGCCTACAATATGGAATACTTTACATATAACGGCTACCTTATGACCAGAGGTGTTGGCAATAAGGATTTTTACCCAGAAAACGAGGAAGAAGAAAATAATAAGGCACAAAAGATACTCAACACCTTCTCGGATTCAACTCCAACAACATTTAGCGCAGTAGCTAATAGTCAAAAAATCTACAATGATTATAGCATTGTGGATGAAGACAACCTAAAGCCTTGGGTTGATTTTTTTAGTGATTATCTCTTCCCCTCGATCGAACTGTCTGCTGAGAAGATAAGACAGAAGGCTGCCAACTCAAGAGCTAATGCAAGGCGCAATAGAAGAAAGAATATATTCACAAAGGTTTCTGAGCTTGCCAAAGAGGGCAAAGACATAGAAGATTTCTATCGTCGTATCAACTCAAGTAGAAATCCATATTACCAGATTGGACGAGCCATAACAAGCCTTGATTGTGACACAGGACAAGCCCAGGCTCTGAAAGATGTTATGAAGATCTGGTCTTTGATGGATTCAAAGATATCAATACGAGGTAAGATCAGGGAAGCGATACTTCTTTTACGGGATGAGGTGGTTAAAGATTCTGTAACAAGAGCTTATCTAACACAAGCTATTCGTGCAGAAGAAAACCCACAGCTTTTTATTCGTGATATAGAGAAGCAAATCAATGAGCAGATATTTTGTAGTTTGGATGTTCTTGGCAATGTCATAGAAACATCTTTCCTTGACCCAGGAGATATGAATCCAACTAAGAAGTCGTCAGGAGCCACCCCAGCAGCTAAAGCTCCAGCCCCAGTAAAGATACAACTAAAAGTTCCTAAGGGCTGGAAGGGTACTTACGATACTATATTCTCAAAAGATACAGATCTATACGAACAACTTATCATCAAGATCGTATCTGCTTATCTTAAATCTGTTGCTGTGGGCATTGGTAAAGATGTCATAAAAGCAGCTTTAGGGTGCGGTCCAAATAACAATAGGTCAGATACACTCAACGATGCGATGAGAGACTTGAAGTATGGTATCTTAGACCTAAATGAATACGTTGAAGACTTAGACCTGATCGATATAGCAAAAAGTGTTGACCTTGTAAATGTCTCAAGATCAGACGTAGGCGGAACGGAACAAGTAACAAAGACAGATCCGACTAGCAATCAACTAATGACTTTTATATCTGATGTTTCTAATATGTGTACACCAAGAGAACTAGATCAACTTATCTTTGGATCTGCTGACAATGTTCTTTATGAGCTTATTTTGGAGACTGTAACAGATGGTGTCATAACTTTCCCAATAAACAGCGATCTTAATCCAAATGGTAATGAAGAAATCATTACAAGAACAATCGATCCTAATGTTTATGGGTCTTTTGAGTTTACAAAAAATAAGATCAAAGACTTTTTTATTGCTCTCGGCGATGCCATGAGAGATGAAAATATTGAAGACATAGCCCAGCTTAATATTTCTCCTCTTGATGCTTACTGTTCCAGTTTGGAACCCGACCTTGGATTAGAAAGATTAGGTTTCAGGATTAGTCCTGATCAACTTGAAGCACAATATGCAAGTATTGCGGAAGACAAAATAAACAAGATAAACGCTCTTTGTGATTGGCTGAAGGATTTAGATAATATCCTACAAGGATTGCAAGATTTGCTGAATGATCTCCCAATAATGAAGCAGTACGAAGAGTTGCTGGAGTTCATTGCTACCATTTCAAATGCTTTATGGAACTCATTGACTGAGTGGTGGTCAGAATTGTGGGGAGAAGAGATTGACAATGACTCTTCAGAAGTTTATAACTTATACCTCACAATGTTTGGAAAAGATCTTTATTACACAATTAGGAATATTATATCCACAAAAATAATGGCAGCACAAATCAACCGTGCTACAGATGAAGAAGGGTTTTTATATACAGCGCCATCATCTAACAGGTATTTGACTCGACCAGAAAGATCACCAGTCTTATTGCCATATCCTGCTCCTGCTACTATTGACGATAACAGTTCTTGGTGGTGGTTGGGACCTCTGGATAACGTTAGCGCACGACGTAAAGATTTTGAATCATCCTACGCTTTGAGAACAGCACCTCAGACACTTAGGTCATCGCTTGCAGATGTTCCAGTTCCAAACCCTAATGAAGAAGGCGCACAAACAACAAGGTGGGATACGCTGTACGATACTTTGAATGCATATTTGAAAGCATCTCAGAAATCTTTTCAACCTGATCAGTGGATCGATGATGATCAGACCAGCAACGCAAAAACATCGATGTCAATTGAAAACCTAAATAATGATGGTGTTCAGATAACCAGGATCGTTAAGAATCCCGACGGAACAAAAGAGAGAAAAGTAATAGCCCAATATACCCCATCACCAGGAGATGTCGAACCAAATCAGCAGTCTGTTGATTATTACAAGATGGCAACAAGTATTGGACCATCACTCTTGGGCGGTCAAATAACAGAAGGACCTCGACGACAGATTATAATGCCATCTAGGAATGACGCACTCATATCTCAGATAATTGACAATGCTATGTTTGGTTTTTTATATCGCTTCCCGATTGTCGGTGGTGGCGGTGTCAACGTTCCTAATGTAGAATCAGAGTCGCTATCTGTTTCCAACCCTACACAATATATTGACCAGCAAATCGATTTTTCATTCGCAAATGATCAGGGTAAATCAAGGATGAAACAGTATCTTAGAGGAACAAATCGACCACTATATCAGCCTAATGATGAAAACTGTGTCACAAACAAAGAGGTTGCTATTGCCAATGCTATAGTCCTGTCGATCCAGGCTCGATTGCAAAGGTTCTTTATGAACACAGTTTCGATGGCTTCTGCATATCCTCACTGGAATAGTTTCGGAACAAAAAAACTAGTTGTTGATTACTTGTTTAGAAAGGTATATGACGACTTAGACTCTAGAGGTTTGTCAAACATTATGTTTGAATACTCTGACGTCCTAAAGAGAGTATATGTTGATAACCCTGATAACAGACTTGAAGAACTAAACACAAGAACACCAAAGGAATATATCAAAAGCTTGGTAGAAAAAGTTTACTCTTCAATGTTAGATAGTGTTTCTGATAGTGTGTACAGTTCTCTGAATACCTCCCCGTACTCTAGGTCTACAACAAGAAATCGTTATCAGGGTCTAATAAAGACTTTCTATGAGAGGATCTTAGAAGGATTTCAGACTGTGACAAACGATCAGACTTATGATATTTATGGAATTACGGGACAACAACAAATAGAAAGAGTACAAAACTTTGTAACAAACGTACTCCTCGATCAGGATGGTGAACCAACTGAAGAGGGTTTCTATTATGGTGCTTATTATTTCCCAATCGGATTTATGATCGGTCAATACTTGATAACCTATGATAGCCTGATAAATATTGTGAGAAACTTCAAGTCTGGGCATATGCGAAGCTTAGTCGAAATCGCCAATGCAGACGACGCAATACTATCATCAATAGCCGAACAGGAGATAACAAAATACTCCTCTAGGCATATTGGATTCCCATACACTACCGTCTCCAGGTCTCAGGGGATTTTTATCGATAGAACTTTTTACTCTACTTCAGAGGTCAGTACTAGGTTGAGAGTATTATCCATCCAGACAGGTATAGACGCAGAAACTTTTGAACAACACTTGCAATATATTCAATCAATTTATCAACAGAGGATCAGTAATAATTTAGAGGTTATTGCTGCACAGCTTGATCGTTTACCTGGTATTGATGAAACAACACCAGAAGGCTTCAGACAAAAAAATAATATCGTTTCTCAGATCAATAGATTACGTCCAGAGACATATGATTATGAAATATTGACAGATTTTGTCACAGCAGTTCTTGATGGGTCTGTTGCTCCACTTGAGCAGGTTCTTTTATCTAGACTTAGCTGGTTTTCTCTCAGCGAAGAGGATGTACCATTGCTACAAAATGCATATAGTCAGTTTTTTGAAAACTATATTTCAAATGATTTTGACGATAGATCAGGATTTAACCACTCCAGTGTTGAGAATATTATACTGAGAATCACAAGAGCAGTCACTTCTGCTTATGTATCGATAATATTTAGACAAGACCTGTTACAAGAAAAAAATGAATTAGAAAACATACTTAGACTATGACAAAAAGACAAGGCATATCCCCAAAGCTACCACTCTCCTATGATGTGATTGATGGACCGTACCGTCTAAACAGGACTCTTGGGGAGACAATAAAGCAAAACTTCAAGAACTTGATCCTCACTATGCCAGGTGAAAGAATAATGATTCCTGACTTCGGTGTTGGGTTATACGGTTTTTTGTTTGAAAATGTAAGTGGTGAAGTTTTGGACGAGTTGGTCCATAGGATTACAGAGCAAACCCAAACATATATGCCAATGATAAACCTCGTGGCTATAGACTTTATAACATCAGATGAAGATCCAAATATTTCATTCAACGAGGTAAGAACAGTAATAAAGTATAACATCTTGCCACTAGATCAAGATGACGAGCTAATAATAACGTCAACCATAACTACTTAATGGACGAGGATCTATAAATGGCTAAAAGACCAATAAACTATACCAGTAGAGATTTCGAGTCCATAAAGAACGACTTAGAGAACTACGCTCAGAGATATTATCCAACAACTTTCAAAGATTTCAGTGAAGCATCTTTCGGTGCTATGATGTTGGATATGGTGGCATATGTCGGCGATCAGCTTTCATTCTATGCTGATTTCCAAGCTAACGAAAGTTTTCTTGACAGTGCTATAACATATGATAGTGTAAATCGTCTGTCAAACACTCTCGGATATAAAACACCAGGCGCAGCGACATCCTCAGGACAAGCTGCTTTTTACATTATTGTTCCCGCAGATGTCAACTCTAGAGGTCCTGATCTAGACTATTTCCCAATTCTTCAGCGAGGTAGTCTTGTATCATCAAATGGCGGCGCTGTTTTCACTCTTGCTGAGAACGTTGACTTTACAGATCCCAACAACCAGGTGACTGTCGCTCGTGTAGATGACTCGACTGGTAACCCAACTTATTTTGCTATCAAGGCTTTTGGTCAAGTCATTTCTGGGCAAAGAAGGCAACAAACAGTAACCGTAGATGATTATCAAAGATTCCTAAGATTGAGAGTTGACGATGATAATATCTCAGAAGTCTTGTCAATAAAAGACAGCCAAGGAAATGAATACTATCAGGTTGACTACTTGACACAGGATGTTATTGTGCAAGAGTTCCAAAATACTTCTGACGATCGCCAGGTTGTACCATTCATAATGAAGCTGCGCCCTGTGCCAAGAAGATTTATTACAGAGTTCACAGTAGAGGGCGACACCTTTGTTCAGTTTGGATACGGCTCAGAGGAAAATATCACTACTGATGTAGTCGCCGATCCTTCTGATGTCATTCTTGATGTTAGCGGAAGAACTTATATTACAGATCAGACTTTTGATCCAACAAATCTAATCAGTACTGATAAGTTTGGTGTTGTCCCAACAAACACAACTCTAACCATTGAGTATACCGCCAACACATCGGATACTATCAATCTTTCTGTGAACGGCTTAAGCGAGGTGATATCTCCCCTGTTTTCTTTTAGGGATCAAACAACCCTAGATCCAGGAGAAGTTGTTAACGTTATCTCATCTATAGAGGTTGTCAATGAGGATCCAATCCTTGGTGACACTTCTGTCCCAACAGCAGAAGAAGTTAGAGAGCGAGCTTTTGGAACTTTCGCATCTCAGAACCGTGCGGTCACTAGAGTAGATTATATCAATCTTATTTATAGGATGCCATCTAAGTTCGGTAAAGTCAAGCGAGCAAATGTCGTCAGAGATGTAGACTCCCTCAAGAGAAACCTCAATGTTTACCTTTTGTCAGAAAATGCAAATGGCGACCTTACAGAACCAAATCAGTCCTTGAGAGAGAATACTGCTGTTTGGCTAAACAAATACAGAATGATCAACGATACTATAGATGTGCTGAACGGTAAAGTGATAAATATAGGAATACGCTTCAAAGTTCTTCCTGAACTAGATGTCAATAGGTACGAGCTTTTGGAAGCCTGTGTACAAAAACTAAAAGACGAATACATCAACATCAAGTTCAATATTGGTGAAGCTATTTATATCTCTGAGATATACAAGCTATTAAACGAAGTGCCTGGAGTTGTTGACACAACTGAGGTAGAACTAGTAAATAAGTTCGGTGGTCTTTACAGCAACTACGTGTTTGATATCGATTCAAATCTTTCTGATGATGGAAGATTTTTGATTGTCCCCGAAGATGCTGCTGTTGAAGTATTGCTTCCAGACACTGATATTGCGGGGGCTGTGATCTAAAATGGGCATAAAGAAATACTACGCTTCAAAAGATAACACTATCACAAACGCTTTTAAAGATAATCTCTTGACAAGAGGCACTGGGTCTAATATGGGTGCTTCTGATATTCTAGAAGCTTTTGTCATTCACGGACAAACAAATGATGAACTTTCGGCAGGAGAAACAGAAGCAAACGCTAATGCTGCCGAACAGAGCAGGATCCTCATTCAGTTCCCAGTCTCAGATATCATTTCTGATATGGCATCTGGCGACTTGCCATCTGATGTAAGTCAGATAAAGTTTCACTTGAATCTTTATAATGCTCCACACGGTGACAGCACTCCTTTAGATTATACACTTGATGTTTATTCTCTAGCAGGAGCCTGGACCGAAGGTCGTGGCTTGGATATGGAAAACTACACAGACCTAGGCGTTTCCAACTGGATTAAGAAAAGTTCAGGAAATGACTGGACTAAGGCAGGTGGCGACTACCTTGCTGCTGGGGCAACACAAAAAACATTCTACTTCGATACAGGTCTTGAGAACTTATCACTTGATGTTACAGATCCAGTAACAAGGTGGGTTGACGGAACAGATCAGAACTATGGTTTCTTGATCAAGTTCCAAGACACAGCAGTATCTAGCTCTAACTCATTTTATACTAAGAGGTTCTTCTCAAGAACAAGTGAATACTTTCACTATAGACCAACTCTTGAGGCAAGGTGGGACTCTACAAGACGAGATAACCGAGGTAACTTTACTCTTAGCAGTAGCATCGCAAGTTCAGAAGATAACTTGAACACCTTATTCCTTTACAACGTCGTGAGGGGACAACTAAAAGAAATCCCAGGTCTTGACAATCATAGCTTATCTGTTGAGATTTATTCTGGAAGCACAACGCCAGCAGGCAATGCTTTGTCAGTTGTTGATAAAAATGGAACATCAGTCACAAGTGTTAAGGCTAAGAGGTTAGTTGAGAATGGCGTTGCTGTAACAGGTATTTATACAGCTTCGTTCGCTTCAACCAGTTCATTCGATCCTACCTTTGATGTCTGGCACACAGGATCAGGGGCAGCAAGAATAAACTTCTATACAGGCTCTTATGAACCAAGACAGATAGATACTTCTGACAATCTCTATTCAGAAGAATACATCACCTCAGTGACAAATCTTGAAGACTCTTATACTCAAGGGCAGAAGCCAACTATTAGAGTTTTTGCTAGAAAGAAAAACTGGCAGCCCAACATTTATACAGTTGCTACTGCTGAAACAATGCCAAGCATTGTAGAAGATTCTTACTTCCGAATACATCGTGTTGTTGACAACCTAGAAGTTATCCCATACGGCACTGGAAGTGCTAATAATAACTTTAGTAGATTGTCTTATGATGTGAGCGGCAGTTATTTTGAACTTGATACTTCCTGTTTAGAGCCAGGGTATGCATATGGAATTACATTTGCATACTATTTACAGGGTAAGTACAAAGAACAACCTGAGGTGTTCAAGTTCAAGATAAAAGAAGAAGATAAATGAGCGTAAAAAAACTATTTGACAATAACAAACAAATCGTTACTGTTGGAAAATTCTTAAAGCTTGGTTCTCCAGATTCTCTTGGAGACGGAATAGAGTCCGCCGAACACCTTCAACAAGCGGTAGAAAAGCGTGATTATTTTCTTCCCCCTGTAGATTATTCAGACCCTGAGAACTTTGTAAGATTTGGCTCAGCGGAAGAGTATTATAGAAATGCTTTTGATTACATTGCAAACTACTATCCCTATGACGGATCAAATCTTGAAAGGGTAGAATTTTACAATAAGATAAATCCACTAGAGAAATATGTTTTAGAAGACATATACCCAACCTCAACTGGTTTTGTGACACTAGGTTCAGACTATGGAGCAATAACCACCAACCCTTCAGGTTATTACTCTGCCTCCGCAGAATATATTCAGATCAAGGGCGGACCACACTCAGGATCTATTTACAACGAAGCAAAAAATAGAACTTCAAACCTGGAGTTCGGTGGAACTTATGGAAACACAGTAGAGTTCTTCCTTCGTAAAAATGACTTGATTGACTCTTCTACTGAATCCGAAAGACAAGTAGTTTTCGATCTTTGGAACGGGTCTGCTACAACAGCAGCAGATTATGGTCGGCTAAGAATAGAACTTGTATCAGGATCTGAAGACCGATTCTATGTTACTATGAAGTCAGGCTCAAATGGCTTCACAAACGTTCAGGTACCGTCTGCTGGTGGTCAGACTATTTCTGACGGAACATTCAGAAACTTCTCCTTTGTCTTCAATACTTCTGGGTCCTCTCCATCAATCGACTTCTTTGTCAACGGA